TATTCCAGTTGTAGTAGGTAATTTACAGGGTGCAGATAAGATACAAATAGCCTGTAGAGAACAAAACATACCCTATATTTTAATAGACCATGGCTACTTTCACAGGTCGTCTGACTTAGAATGGGCTAGATTCTGTGTAAATAACTACCATTGCACAGATTGGCGTACTTCAGATAGAGAAACACCTAAAGTTCACGAGTATCGCAGTGGTGAAAACGTAGTTGTGTTACCACCCGCAGAGAAAATATCATACATTTACAATGCTTCTCTTTGGTTAGATACAACAATAGAAGAGATTAGAAAGTATACAGAAAGAAAGATTGTCATTAAGCGTAAAGGCGAAGGTGACTTTAAACAAACATTAGAAAAAGCTCATGTCATTGTGAGTTTTGGTAGTGTCGCAGATGTAGAAGCACTTATTCGTGGTGTCCCTGTCATAGGTTCACCTTATAGCCCTGCAAACCCTGTATCCAATAACATTAAAGACATAGAAAACTTAACATATTTTGACAGAACAGCATGGTTAAGCTCATTAGCTGCTAGTGAATGGCATAAAGATGAGATGGACAAGTGCTGGGATAGACTAAAAGGACAATTAGATGGCGTTTAATAATTACACTAGCTTCGTGACAGTCGTAGAAAATTACTTAGCAAGAACAGACTTATCATCACAGATACCTGACTTCATTCAGTTAGCACAAATTAGAATGAGTCGTGACTTACGCACACAAAAGATGTTAAGTTCTACTACGCTTTCTTTATCAGCAAGCACAGTAGCATTTCCTAGCGACATATTAGAAGTTAGAGAAATACATATACAAGGTAACCCTGTTATCAGACTAGAGTATCAGTCACCAGACTTATTCTTTAGAGATGGTCAAACAACGCTTTCAGGTATGCCACATTACTTTACAATGGTAGGTTCAAACTTCCAATTTGCACCTGCACCTGACTCTACAATGACACTTAGCTTATTGTATTATGCACAACCTACATTCATCTCTACAACAACAGCAAGTAACATCTATCTAGTTAATTATCCAGATGCTTTACTCTATTCAACATTAGCAGAAGCAGAACCATATTTAATGAATGATGCACGTGTTCAAACATGGTCAGCATTGTATGACAGAGCTATTGCTAATATTAAAACAAATGACTTGGGTGCAACATACCCATACACAACATTAAGTGTCACACCAAGATAAAGGATAAAAGATGGCAAAAACCAAAATTTCAGAATTTAGTACAACAGCAGCAGATAATACAGATATTACCAATATCAATATTGCTGAAGGTTGTTCACCAGCTAATGTAAACAATGCTATTCGTAGTTTAATGTCATTACTTAAAAACCAACAAGATGGTTCTAGTGGTGACCCATTTACAGTTGCAGGTACATTTAATGCTACAGGCGGATTTCAATTAGACGGAACAGCAGGTGCTAGTGGTCAAGCATTAGTATCGGCAGGCTCAGGTACACCTACATGGAGTACATTAGGCACAATGGCTGCACAAAACTCCACAACAGTTGCTATCACAGGTGGAACTATTACAGGCATTACTGACTTAACTGTTGCAGATGGTGGTACTGGAGCTTCAACCATTACAGCTAACTCTGTTATTTTAGGCAATGGAACTTCAGCATTGTCGGGTAATTTAGTAGCTCCTAGCACATCAGGTAATATTTTAACATCTAACGGAACAACATGGACAAGTGCAGCAGCTCCTACTGGAATTACTGCTACAACAGGTTCAGCACCATATTACGGTGCTAGAGCTTGGGTAAACTTTAACGGTACAGGAACAGTAGCAATTAGAGATAGTGGTAATGTAAGTTCTATTACTGACAACGGAACTGGTGATTACACAGTTAATTTTACAACTGCAATGCCTGATGCTAATTATGCGGCAGTTATAACTAATGTTGGTTTTGCAGCAAGTGACACAAGAAGAAACTCTGTTATTGCTGGAGTTGAGGGAACAGGTGCCACAACTATGTCAACAACAGCAATAAGAATTAATGTTGGCAATCCTGCTTCTGCTTCTCTTTCAGACAACGCAGTTATGAATGTATCAGTATTCAGATAAAGGAAAAATTATGAACAAAAGAATTGTATATCAAAATGATGATGGCGAAATTAGTATTATAGTTCCAGCAGATTCTGGTTTAACTATAGAAGAAATTGCTGCTAAAGATGTGCCAACTGGCAAAGCATATAACATTGTAGACGTATCTGAAATACCAACAGACAGAACATTTAGAGGTGCATGGACATGGCAATAATTATTGATATAAATAAAGCTAAAGAAATTACTAAGGATAGATTACGTCAAGAACGTGAACCATTACTAGAAGCTCAAGATGTAGCTTTCCAACGTGCTTTAGAGTCAGGCTCAGACACATCTGCTATCGTTGCAGAGAAACAAAGACTTCGTGATATTACAAAGCAAGTAGATGCTGTAAATACATTAGAAGAATTAAAGTTAATGGAAATTAAATAATATGTCATTAGTACTTTACTATATTTATTTACCTATTAATATATGGAGTAATAAATGGCAACACAACGCATAGCTTTTAAAGACTGGTTACCTGACCAACCATCTGTATTAGATACAGTATCAGAAGCTAATAACGTTATTCCTTTAGCTATAGGATATGGTCCTTTTAAGTCAGCAGTAAACTATTCAGGTGTAGCTACAGAAGCACTTACTAATTGTTTTGCAGCTAAAGTAAATGCAGACGTATCTATATACGCAGGCGGTCTTACTAAGCTATTTAAAGTGTCTAATACAGATTTAACTATGGAAGATGTATCTAAAGTAGGCGGATACACAGGTGTTAATAGATGGCAATTTGTGCAGTTTGGCAATTATGCGTTAGCCTCTAATGGTTCTGAAAAAATACAATATGTTGATGTAACGACATCTACAGACTTTGCAGACTTAGCAGCAGCAGCTCCGGTAGCTAAATACATTACAGTAGTTCGTGACTTTGTAGTGTGTGCAAATATAGGTGCAGGTACAAATCCATCACGAGTGCAATGGTCAGATATTAATGACCCTACAGACTGGACAGCAGGCGGTGCATCACAATCTGACTTCCAAGAATTGCCTGACGGTGGGGATATAACTCAAATTACAGGTGGCGAGTTTGGTATAGTATTCCTAGAAAAAGCCATTGTGCGTATGTCATATATTGGCTCACCATTATTTTTTCAGTTTGACACTATCTCTCGTAATGTAGGTTGTGTAGAAGGTGGCTCTGTAGCTCAATATGGTGGTGTAACATATTTCTTATCAGATGATGGTTTCTATTCATGTAACGGTCAACAAGTAACAGGTATTGGTTCAGAAAAAGTAGACAGATACTTTTATGCTAATGCAAACATTGGCGATATAGATTCTATATCAGCAGCAATAGACCCAGAACGTAATCTTGTTATTTGGAATTACACAACCGTTTCTGGTAACAGAGCATTAATTATATATAACTTTGAAACACAAAAATGGTGTGAAGCTGATACAGATGTAAATGTTTTATCTACCCTTGCTACATCAGGAACATCTTTAGACGGTATAGATACAGCTTATAATGTAACAGCAGGTTCTTTTGTCGTAGGTAAGTCTTATACAATTAGAACAGTAGGCTCAACATCATTTACCGGTATTGGTGCAGTAGCTAATACTGTAGGCGTATTATTTACAGCTACAGGTGTGGGTTCAGGCACAGGTGTTGCTATTGATATGGCGGCTTCTGCAGCAGCACTCAAGACTGTAGACACTCTTACTACCACAATGGATGACAGACTTTATGCAGGTGGTAAATTCTTATTTGGTGGTGTTCGTGATACTAGAATTATCACATTCACAGGAACTAATGCTACAGCAAACATTACTACAAACGACCTAGAATACGGTTATAACTCTGTGCTTACTCTTATTAGACCTTCTGTAGATAATGGCTCTGCAAGCGTTTCTGTGGCTTCTAGACGTATGTTAGATGATACTCTTACATACGGTTCATCTGTCACAGCTAGTGAAGAAGATAGATGTGCTGTAAGAAGTGCAGGTCGTTATCATAGAGTCAGCCTTACCCCTACCGGTGCTAACTGGTTATCAGCTATTGGCATGGATATAGATTACTCTGAACAAGGAACGAGATAATGGCTCGTGATATGTACCGTAAACTACCTTGGACAGGTGGTGATGCTAGAAGTGTAGCGGAAATTGTGAACAACCTTGTAGAAGGTAAGTCTAACAATACAGGTGATATTACATTAGTAGCAGGTGGTGCTTCATCTACAACTATCTATGATGAGCGTATAGGTTATAACTCTTATATTGGGCTAGAACCTAAAACACAAACTTCAGCTAGTACATACTTTCCATATGGCGCATTTCAAGATACGACTGACCAAAGTATAGCTACGATAACAGCTACAGCAAACATTAGTCTTGATACTACAGACTATTCTTTAGGCACAAGTTTAGTAGATGGATACAAAGTAAAAGTAGACTATTCTGGTCTTTATAATGTTCAGTTTAGTATTCAATTTGTTAATACTGATAATGCTCAACATGACTTAGATATATGGTTTAGAAAGAATGGTTCAGATGTTGCAGGGTCTAACAGTAAATTTACTGTTCCAGCTCGTAAAAGTGCAAGTATTTATGGACATATTATTGCAGCATTAAACTTTAATATAGAACTAGCTAAAGACGACTATGTAAGTTTAGCATGGGCTACAAGTTCTGTATTAGTTACAGTAGAACATTTAGCAGCACAAACAACACCTACTAGACCTGCAACACCTAGTGCTATTGTTACTATTCAGTATTTAAGTGCTAATTCATTTACGACTAATTTATTTACAGAACCTTATATTAGCTCACAACAAAATGGACAAGCAACTATCAGTCACCCTGCAAATACAGGCACGAATAAGGTATATCGTTATATAATAGTAGGATGATTTTACACTACATACCTAAAGACCAACTTAGGACTCATTGGGAGTTTATTAAACATGGTCTTGAAATAGTCAGAAGCAAAGGTCACACATCTTGGATAGTTGAAGATGTTTATTGTGACTGTTACGAAAACAGGTCTATGTTATTTTTAGGCATCATAGATAACAAAGCAGTAGGTTTTGTAGTACTTCAACCATTAGGAGATACGCTTCATGTATGGGCTTCTTGGTCAACAATTAACGACAATACACTCTTTCAACAAGCATTTCAAGAAATACAAGCAATAGCAAAACAAGGCGGCAAGTCTAAAGTTACATTCTCTTCACAAAGAAAAGGATGGGAACGTAGAGCAAGGCTAATGGGTTTTACACCTCAAACATGGGAATTTAAGATATAAAGGAATAATTATGGGCGGACAAGCACAACCAAATGCACCAACACAGGTCTATTACGACCCTGAAAAACAACAATATTTTAGTTATAAACCACAAACTTCTGGTAATTTTTTAGTTGACATGTTAAGTGGTGGTATGAATGCAGATGTATCTGCTTTTAATGGTCAACCTTTAATTAAAGAAAGAAACTATTTAAATAACCCATTTATCAATCAAAATAGATTTAAAACTAATGCACAAGCTACACCTTATGCAGAATTAACTAATTTATTCCCATCTTTAAATACAAGTTCAGTACAAGGACTTATGTCACCTACACAAACTGACGGTGCAATGTACGGAGCAGGTCGTTTCTTAGCACCACAAACAAATAACACACAAGGCAAATAATATGAAATTATTACACTTTTTACTTCCATCATTAAGCAACTACTTTACATTATGGGGTGGAGGCGGTTCTGGTGGTGGTGGTTCATCTGAAACTGTGCAACAATTAGACCCTACAGTTAGACCATTTGTTGAATACGGTCTTCAAGAAGCTAAAGGTCTTTATAAAACAGACACTCCACAATACTATGGTGGTCAAACTTATGTAGGTCCATCTGCTCAAACACAAACAGCATTACAAGCAGCTCAGAATAGAGCATTAGGTGGTAATCCTTTACTTCCTGCTGCACAGCAACAACAATTAGGCACTATCCAAGGCAACTACTTATCTGCTGGTAACCCATACTTTACGCAAGCATTAGCAGGTCCTACACAACAAGCTACACAAGCATACAATGATGCTATCATGGCTGCACAATCTGGTGCATCTAGGGCTGGTCGTTATGGTTCAGGCGTATCTGCTGATATTCAAAACAGAGCAGCAAACACACTAGCTACAACACTTGCTAATACTTACGGTAACTTGGCTTATCAAAACTATGCTGGTGAACGTGGTATGCAAAATCAAGCAGTTATGAATGCTCCAGCACTTGCACAAGCTGACTATGCAGATATTTCACAATTAGCTAACGTAGGTAAAACTGCTGAAGACTATCAAAAAACTGCTCAACAAGCTGAT